AGTAAACTCTTCAAGAGAATACAACTTGTTGTAAATCCCTTCAAGTTCATCGTCATCATCCAACAAAGCAGATGGTGCAGAAAACTCTGACTTATCATAGTTCCAGTAACCATCAACCTTACGAAGCTTCAACTTGAAGTTCGCACCGTTCCAGAAATCAAACGGATTGATTGGAGTCTCATCCTCAAATGCTGGCGACATTGCTTCTGTGACCTTATCAAAGATCTTCTTACCAAATCGATAAAGAAATACTTTACCTTCGTTTTCAGGATGTGCACTATCAGTCACAACATAGATGTTGGCATAATATTGCAGCTTCCTCTTCTGCTTGCGAGCAATCTCTTTGTCGGACTCAATACCAGAGTTCCAAAGTTTGGAGTTATGCTCAGAAACAGGATCGTTGTTCCCCAGAGTAGTCAGCGAGTTCTCAATATACCACTGACCAGTTGGACCCTGAAATGCGTGATTCCAGAGTTTAGCCCAAGGTAGAGTTTCACCTTCGGGAGCAGGAAGAAAACGAATAACGGCATAACCGTTACCAGTCTTATCCATAGACGGCTTCCACAGACGTTCATCTGCATAGGACTTTTTCTCTTGGGGTGCACTTTCTTTCTGGGCGGCACCCAGAAGATCATCAAGTGCGTTATTTCGTTTCATTGATGCGAATGACATATTTGTCTCCTTATGTTTTCGTGTGTTAACGTATAGTGTTTATTAATAGTATCATAACGAATGTGTGTTGTCAATAGTTTATTTATCCTCCTTTAAAATGTTCCTACTCTGTCAAGAAACGCATTCTTGTCAATGTGCTTTATATTAGGAGTGAGAAATTTATCTGAATAGGCTTTCCATATGTTGTCTACCCAATAAAAAGTTACACGGCGATGCTTCTCGAACACCGAGTTCATCTGAATAATCCAGTTGACAGGATTAAACCCTTTGGCTGTCTTCGGCAAATAGTTTTCTGTTCCTTTGTAAATGTTATTCAGTGGCTCGTCGTAATCACTCAAGTCAAAACCTAACATGTAAACTTCAGTTGCACCGTTTTCTGCTGCAAGAAACAATCCAACATTTCCAGCAGACCAACCTTCAAGGTTTGAAATAGTCTGCACACGGTCCTCATCAAAAACTGGTGTAATCCAAACACCCACATCCTTTTCCATTTTGAGTTTCAAATCTTCTGTGTCAAGATGTGGAAAGTCTTTCATCATCTCATCTATTCTTGTCTGCACTGTGGCAGGATCTTTACCCGAAATAACACATTCATCAGATGCATTTGATTTTGGCCAATGAACAAATTCTTTTGGTATGGTTGTTCCCATCATCATCATTTCTGCAACTTGTGTAGGAACCCGAGTCCAGTTTGCAAACCAACACTTATGGTTCAAAGGATATTCTGACATGTAAATTTCTTGTTGCATGGCGTAATCCATTGAAACAAGATTGTCCACTACACCATCACGATAGATAGCATTACATCCCCATGTCTCTACATTTGCAATAGGATAATCTAAGTAGTCAGGACAAAACCAACTACGTGATTCACCATTGCCTAAAATTACAGCTGTCTTCATTTAGACATACGTCTTTGTATGGAACCTGATGCACCATCAGTGTCAACTGTGTAGTTAGTAGCATCCTCAGTATTCAGCCATCTTTCATTCTTTACAAAGTCAATGCGGTATGCATCCTTCTCTGTAAGGTTTGCAAGCACATTGAATGCCAGACTTACTCTTGATTGGTCTGTTACATTCTGTCCAAACCCATGAAACAGATATGAGTTAAACATAATCAAAGAACCCTGAGTGCAGGGCATAGCGAGTTTGTTTGTAAAGTTTGCGTTTGCTTTGTTGTAGTGTTTCCTCAGTGAGAAGAACGGGTCAGAGTTTGATGGCATTTTCTCAAACACTAGCGGTGGATGTTGTGGTGTAGATGAAACATAATATACACCACTGATAAGAGAGTTACCGTGATTATGCATACTCTGAGAACTGCCAGGTGCAGCCTTGTTCAACCAACTTTCATGAATCCAGAACTCTCGATAATCCAATGTCATTACATTATCAAGATAATCCTTTACACACTCTTCAAACCACACTTTCAAATCTGCTAAGCCATCATGGTCAACAATATTTGGTGTCTCCAAAAACTGTGTAGTATCTGGATTTGAAACTGCTTGCTGGTTGAACTGAAAATCCTCCATAGAAGGAATCTCAGGTGGATTGGGGTTATTATAAATCTTCAACACGCCTGCCGGAAAGACAGGTATTTCAATCGCGCTCATATTATCGTCCAATGTCTTTAATGTTATCTTTACCTATAACCTGATATGCACCCTTGTTATAGGCGGGAGCAATGGTATAGTTTTTGGACACTTCTAACTCATGGTTATTGTCTCTCTTGGTTGTGTTACCAATACCAGTGCTGTTACTAGGTATATATGGTGTCTCACGTCTATATATTGGAGATGAAATACTTACACCAGTGAGTTTACTTCGGTCTAATTTTGTTGCAGTAACAACTTTCTTCTTTGTCTTCTTTCGTTTACGAGTATTGTTAGTAGTATAATAAATTGGCATCAGAGCCATAATCAAATAACCTCATTCAGTAAAGGAAAAACCTTAGCAATTTCTATTGCACATGCGGTTGCAATATCCACATGTTCTCTCTGCGTTCCGTTTGCTGTTCTCAATTCAATGTAATGAACCCAACTACGAAGCGTGCCATTCATATACATACGAGACATAGTTAGTCCTTCTGGTAAAACAGAACGAGCCTGTTCTTTGGCAATACCTTTTTCAATTGCCCACTGATAAACTTCTTTGCAAAGTTCAATCACTTCTTGCTGTTGCATATCCCAATGGTCTTGAACATCAATAGGTGCTGCATCAATTGAATTTTGTCTATTCTTTGGGTCTTGTAATCTGGCACCACGACGAACAAACTCCATATCCTTTGTTGGGTCAGCATATCGCTGACTAAACTCTTGAAATGAAAATGAGCGATGTCGCAACATCTGTCTTGCAATGTCTCTAGTGGTATTAATCTCCAAACAAACATTCACCATTTCAAGTGGTGACCAATGCTTGTTCTTTATGAGATACTTGATAAGTTTTTCAGACGTTTCTTCGTTGTTCTGATTACTTGGATTAGATACCCTTGCACAGTAAGCAACTAGATGTGTAAAATCAGCATGAGGTGATTGCATCCAATTATCAACTGATGAACGAGAATGTGATATCAACTTAACGCTCACGGCTCATAATCTCCATAGTCCACCATTTCATAATCAAAATTATTTTTCATAGTTTTTTTTGATTTTTGACCATATGGCCAATTTGGTGGATAGGATGATAGTGTAGATATCCAAGGAGACTTGGTAACCGTTGCGGGAACCTTCTCGAGCTCCGAGCTCGGACCCGAGATAATATTCTCAAGTTCATTTACCCTGGCCAGGGCAAGTTTTAGAAGGTTGATAAGATCGTCACGATCTAGTTCAATCATTATTGTAAACCTTTATTTTGATTGGCTCCCCAGGATGGGCTCGAACCACCGACCGAGTGATTAACAGTCACTTGCTCTACCACTGAGCTACTGAGGAATATTGGTGCCGGTTGAGAGACTTGAACTCCCGACATGATGCTTACAAAGCAACTGCTCTACCAACTGAGCTAAACCGGCAATAATACATTATCGTCTATGAGACTTCTCACGATGAGGACGATATCCCTTAGGCCAACTAGGTTGACGAGATGCAAGTTTCTTCACTCGCTCACGTAGTTCCTCGTTCTCTTTCTTGAGATATGCCATCTCAGTGTGTTCATCACGCATCTCCTTACGAAGTTCGTCATACTTTGCCTGAAAGAAATTTTCAGAACGTTCTTGGTCGGTCACGTCAATCACTTTTTTCTCCTATGTGAATGTAACTATATCTATATTACTAAAATTTGGTGAAGTTGTCAATACCTTTTAGACAGGTAATTGAGCATGTTTTGGTAGGAAATTTAATTCTCTTGCATTTGCCTCAATCTTCTCTTTGAGAGATTTAGAAATAAGTCTGTTAATAGTATCTGGTTCGATACCTTCTTGTTCACAATACCAGAGAACTGCATCCATATGTGTAATATTTTTCTCTAAAACTATATTTTCTATATTCATTGAGAAAGTCTTTGCAGTGTTTAACGGCATCACTATGTCCTTTAAAAATGGCCCGTTTGGTAAAGGTGGGCCAATCCTTATTAAGTTTTACGCAGAGCGCAGTGCGGCGTAACCAGCGGCTACAGTTGCACGAGTCGGCGTTCCTAGACGATACTTGGAATAAGTTTCACCATCAAAAGAACTTACACGCTTGTTAAGAAAGATAGCATATCCTTCCGTGCGAAGTTGGCTGATAACTGCACGAACATTTTTCACACCATAACGGGCGCTAATTTGTTTAGCAGTAAGTTCTGCACCATTCTCAAGTGCATTAATGACACGTTGTGTCTGAGTCAAAGTAGTCATAATAAATTTTCTCCTTAGTCATGACAAATTTAAAAGGGTCCGTTGTATAACAAGGTGGAACCCATACCCCGTGAAGTTTTACGCAGCTAGCGCAAAGTCCTCAAAGTAAACGTCATCGTTGGCGTTTAAAGGTTTTGCTAGTTTTACGACATTCGCCTGTCGAGTTGTCCATTTCCCTTCTCTCACCACGTCGAAACCTTGTCACCCCCATCAAAAGTGTACGCACCATTCCCTACGGGCAGTTGGTTGGTGGTCCTCGTCTGCCAACGACTGTTCATACACTTTTGGTGGAGGTGGGGAGAATCGAACTCCCGTCCGCAATGCCTCCAGGTCATTTCTTACAACCATAGATAAAGTATACTAAAATCCTACCACTCTGTCAATAGTTTTTTCTCAAATAGCAGGTTTTATTTTACCTGAAACGATAGTATATCCTTCAATTATACCATTACCAGTATCTAATTCTACTTTAGCGACAACACTATCAATCTTACTATGATCCACGTATTCAGAAACTAAATCTTTTACCACAAATGGCGCAGGCTGTGGCAACACAAGACAAACACCCAAACCTATCATTTCTCTTAATGCCAATATGGTGCCCTGTTTAGATTCTTTATCAGCATAGACTAACTTTTCTATCGTTTCTTCATCTTTGCAAAGAAAAACAGTTCTAACTATTTCGCCAGGAGTCCATTCATGAACTTGTGGTTTTTGTGGTGTTTGTGGTGTTCCAGGCCAAGGTATAACATTACGTGGCACTGTTTGAGCATTTGCAATATTAGGCAGTAGCAACCCCAATATCATTGTCAATGTTAAAATTAGGTATTTCATTTTTCTCTTCCCATCTATGTATAGATTCAGTAAGCATTGGAAGATAATCGTGTTTTTTCTTTATGAATTCTTGTGTTGTCCCATCTTCAGTAACTACAAGTATCACTACTTGATCAACGAGTATTCCCGCTCTCTCACCAAACATCTCAGCGTATGCAGCACCTTGAATGTAATAATTTTCATTCCATGAATCTGTGCGCTCACTAGTGGAAGTTTTAAAATCTATGATTGATAGTTCACCATTGTATTCTGCAATACAATCTGTTCTACCAGCAACTCTGTACTTATCACTATACAAGCCACATTCCTGTGCATGTATATTATTTATATTACAAAGTAGTTTATCCTTCATTTCATTGAAGAGACACCAAGGTAGAAAATCCTTTTTATGATGTGAGATATCCTTATTGTTCAGATAGTCCTCACACATATGATGAACCTTGGTGCCTCTTGAAGCTGCCTTTCTTGCAATATGGTTTGCAACATCCTCACCCACTCTCTTACGCCACTCAAACAGTCCTTTCTTGTTACGGTCCGAGAGCACAGTCGTAATCGATGGATAGTATCCCTTTGGTGTTACATAGAATCTTCTACCATTGATGTTTTTTGTTTTCAAATCTGCCGTAGGATACCACGACATATCTACATGATCAAATTCAGCCATTTACGAAATCAACTCAAAATGTGGTGCATCAATAAACGGACGGCGACCCTGTGACCTACGAAGGTCAACATAACTCAGCATAGCCTCTTCCATAGTGTCATCCCACTCACGAATGTCAGACACACTCCACGCAGCGCCCCAACGAACGCCAACGTCCAACTCAATCGCAGCAGCCTTCATCGCGTCTGCAATCTCATCATACACGTTCAATTCCCAAGAACCGCGACCATCGATGTATGCCATCAAATCCACAGCCTTACCTTCTAGGTGCTTTGACTTCATAGTTTTGGATGCACCCTTTGCAACTAGTGATTTCTGTTCTTCCATAGTCCTGAGTCCTTGAATCACACCAAAGTCAACTTCTGTCAACTCGATAGCACGTTCAACAACTTTAACCAAATCTTCCTCTACGCCTTCTAGGCGACTTTTCGATCTTGACGATAAATTGTAAGCCATTAGTAAATCCTCTTTCTTGCTAATTTTTTCTGTCTATATTCTAGGTCTACCAAGTCAACTGATCTTGATAGATACGCCGTTACTTCTTTCTGTCTCTGATAGTTATAATTAAATAGATTTCTCAAGTATCTTAATACTCGCACTAGTGATTTTCTCCTTTTGGTGGTTGAGTTAATTTATGTTCTGTAACTGGAATCACACTTTTTTCCCAATCCACTGTTAAATTACCAACGGCCATCATTCTCTCGTGTTCACATTCTTGTTCAGGCACAGAATGATATAACCACGCAGGCCAAAGAATTACTTGACCAACATTTGGTGTTACCAAGAATGAGTTATCACCATCACCCAAACCATCATCAAAAACTAACGGAGAACAGCTGTCACAACCCTTCACACAATATGTAAAACTCCAGGTGTGTGGCCAGTGTTGATGTGGTTTTGTAAATTGTCCTTTCTCATAAATGAGTCCCCAACTATCTACAATGTCATACTCATATTGTCTTGGGTCACCATTTTGATTTGTTGCATTTGCAAGTGGCACTGTCTTGGCAAGACTAATCACCAGTTCACTTAGTTTCTTGAACGAGTTATATTCTTGATGCATATCCCATTGTGTCATATAACATTTTGCAGCAGTGGCGCCTTGCAATCTATCACCAGAGTCTCTAATGTCATTCTCCAGTTCTTGATTAAATGCATCAACACTACTTCCCCGTAGATTTTTAATCTTTACGGGAGACTTCATGTGAAATATCGGCCAATCCTTTTGAGTTGGCTTGATATAAATTTTATTCTCCATGAAAACCCATTTTTATCTTGTTAATGATATAGTTTCTTATAAAACCAGATCTAACAATATCTCCAATGCCAAATTCTATACAATTAAATTCTTCCATCTCTTGTAGAATATGCAAGAAGTTATAAATACCATTTTTCTCACTCGTTTTCTGCAAATCGGTCTGACCAAAGTCTCCACAAAAAACAATTCTAGAGTCTTGTCCAACTCTTGTAATGATGGTATCAAGTTCATGAAAATTTAGGTTCTGACATTCATCTACTATAATCACACTGTTGTCAAATGTCAACCCTCTAAGAAAAGAAGTTGACAAGAAAAACAAAGAGCCCTGTGATTTTAGTTTGTCGTATAGATTATTAAACGACTGTTCATTTGGCATCTTGAACATCCAACGGACCATGTTTTGATACGGCACCTGATACAGTGCAGCCTTATCTTCTTCATCGCCCGGCAGAAAACCAATCTCTCTGGTAGGTATCAAAGAACGAACCAGAATCACCTTGTCATATGGTGTCTTCAAATCCAAAACATCTCTCAGACCAAGATACAAGGATACAAAAGTCTTACCAGTCCCGGCAGAACCATACATAAACTGGTGTTTATCTTTCTTCCACGAATCAAAGACAATCTTTTGGTTGTCTGTGATAGGTTTGATATCAACCAAACTAGATTGCACGATATCCTTAGCAACTTTCTTAGACGACATTATTTTCTGTTCCTATGTTTACTGTAAATGTTTTCAGCTTGTAATCTTTTAGTGCTCTTACCACTACCATACTTGTCTGCCATCGGTGAGTCAGGATGTTTAGAAGCAATGCCTCTCATCACATCTTTAAATCCTTCATCGTTCTTTGGACCCACACCCATAAGATGATCTCCAGCCAAAGCAGGAGCACAATCAGGATTCCACACTCGTTTAACATGTGGGTTTTCTTTCATCATTTTTTCCATAGCAGAAATAGACATGAACTCGTCATATTCTGTTCCTGATAACTCATTGAAAAATGTATATGTTGGCATTACTTTTTACCCTCTAACTCTTTGTTTAGTTCTTTTACCTTTCTGTGAATATAAGAAAAAACCAACTCTAACATCTTGAGTTGTCCCTTTAGTTTTTCAGTTTTATTTAGATTGTCAAAAGAATGTTTTTTGTTCAGTCTATCTATATATGAAAGAATCTGTTTCTCTGTCTTTTCTATTCTCTTGGAAATAAAATCATGCGGCCGCTCCGACATTAAACCACTCCGGTATTTTTGCATTCTTCCATTTTGCAAAACTTGCTTTCTCATTTATGTAGTAATAACGATATGCACTGACAGTATCTTCTGTCTTACAATAGTCTGGCATACATTGTGGTGGATCAAAAAAATCAACTACAGGAATATTAGTAGGAGTTTTTCTTAGAGGCGCGTTCAGTCGTTCTGATGCATGATGTTTATTATATCGACAAGTGTATTCTTGCATCAAACCATTCATATGATTGTACAACCAATTATAATTATGCACACTAGCACGAGTCCAGATGGTGCTAGGATGATTCTTGTGGGCTGTCTTGTACAAACCCACCGAGTCAGCATAGTCGTCACCATCAAGAACACGATGTGCAGTAGAGAGCAACTGTGCGCTCTCCAATATCATTTTCACCACATGGCGATCACACTGCATTTGTGCAGCAATCATGGGATCTTTATCAACATAAAATATATTCATTTTCTTAACCAATAAAACTCTTCAAAAATTGAAACCTCTTCATCAACATGTGCCGGTATTTCTCCATCACTATATTTCCATATTCTACCATCACTTAAAATCAACTGCGGCCGGTCAGGATACGAAGGTAGTGCTTGCGTTCCAGATTTACGCCAAGGAACCGAACTAATTCCAGAACCAACTTTCTTTTTATTGATGAGATAATCTCTATCAGGATGATATTTGTGAATAAATTCTTTTGCGGGCCATTTATAAGATGTCCAAGTATACTTGTGTTTCTTATCATGATTTGACAATGACCAACGTTGAAAGTCCTCTGTATCAAAAAATGCTAAATTAGCTTTGTATTCTGTCGCACCAGAAAATTGTATTGCCATACGATATTTGACATGTTGCCACTTTAAAGAAAAATTAATCCACCAGTATAAATCGAATATGGTCTTAATTTCAAATGGTGCGCGAGTAACATGTTCATCTATGTATTTCCAAAGCTCCGGCCGTATTTTTAAATCTGCTGGCCAAACTGCTCTCTTACCATGACTTGAAAAAACTGGAGCATATACTTTCTCCAAGTCCCATTTTTTCATAATCTGCCAAGAATCATAAAAGGAATTATCATCGTCTACTACACTGTCACTACCAAAAATCTGATCACCACAATCGCCAGATACTTTAAGACAATCTGTTCTGTTATAGTAATCAGTGTCGTACAACATATCCACTGGTACAGGTTTCCATTGCTTGGAAACTACTTTGTTGTATAGGCTTGGAAATTCCTGTATTGAATCTGTAGTATATCTTACATGCAATTCATTGTCAATAGGTTTTGTTTCTAATAAAGCTAGAAGTGCAACAGAAGAATCTATTCCACCACTCCATCCAATATGAACAGGAAGATTGTTTTTCTTACGAGCTAGATTCCAAATACCCTCTGCTGTTTCTAATGCACAAGTTTCAAATGACTTTTCTGTATTAACATCAGAAGGAATTGGACTATAATCAAACCAAGAGGTATTAGTCTGCCCTGTTCTATCTACCAGAGTAGTGGTAGCTCCAACAAATTTACCAACATATTTGATAACTGGGTTATTAAAGCGAACACCGTGTGTTCGATGATCTCGACACCAAATAATTTTTATTCTTTTCGTATTTGCAAATCTAGAAAGAAGGTGATAATCAAACATTACCATTTATTTTTTATTCCATCTATAAAAAATATGTTTATCAATTTCAGTTGTTCTTTTTAACCTCTTTCTCCAAGAGGGTCTAACATAATTAGCGTGGTAGTTTGTTGCACCATCTGTGATGTCAACCCACTGTCTATCATTATCTAACAATTTACGAACAAAGTCAAGTTTTTCTTGATATATTTTTTTGTCTGATGGATTATCAGATTTTTTATCACAATACCAGCTAAATTGACAAACACCACCTCTTTTTTGATAGATTACTTTACACATAGTGTTTGGAAACCTATCATCATTAACACGATTTATAACAACAGAAGACACAGCAAGCATTCCTGCTGTGCCTTGATTTCCAACCTCAAAGTACAAGTTTTTAGCAAGACACTCTATCTGTTTTTCTTTGTCTTTTGTGTACCAAGAAGCACCTAGTATACCACCAAGAGCCAGTAGACTTCCAGCTACCCAAACA